GGCCGTGCGCGGTCTCGGTATCAGCAAGACGACGTAACTCACGGTAGACCGTCACCGGTGCGCCACCGATAAACTGAAACTGACGAATATGCCAGCGCGCGGCCCAGGCAGAAACGGCGGGCGCGGTCTCTTTCAACAGTTCGCCGCTTTCGTCATCTGTTTCACCATCGAGTGCATATCCGTCGATATTTTTGGAAATGTATTTAGCGACATAGCCGGTAGCGCTGCCCTTTTCCGGGTCGATGGCCTCAGCATGAAAGCGGGCTTTTTTGGCTTTATCGCTTCTCAGTTCGTGGCGGTCTTCCTCCCACGCATAATCACGGATAATGTGGCGCACCCGCTCGACATCTTCCGGCAGCATGAACATAAGCATGTGCCAGTGAGGGGTTCCGTCGTGGTGGGGTTCTGCTACGCGGATCCCGAAAATACGAATCTCTTCACGGTGCAGCTTCGCGCGGATACGCGCCCATAAGCCAGTAAGATAGCTTTGTGTATCTGCCGGGCTGGCTCCGTTCCATTTGCTGTTACGGTAGCCCGCTTTGGTGGTGGCGTGGTATTTAGACGGCGCGGTCAGGGTGTAAAACTCCCCGACATAACCGAGTTCATTGCAGATATTTTCAAACCCACGGATGCGGGTCATAAGCTCACAGCGGCGTATCGCAGGGTTAGCGACCGAACCGTCATACTTTTCAATCAAGCTGATTCGGTTGCCGTCCTCGTCTTCGAGCTCTAAGCCCTTCAGAAACTCACGCGTGCGGCGCTTCTGCTCGCGCCAGTCAGTCACGCAGTTTTTACTCGCGTAGGCGTGTCGTTTCTTGCTGACGTTGCCGACTGCAATTTGAAGATGTTCGCGCCATGCCGACGCGACACGACGCAGACGACTACGCCACCATGACTCAGTAAACATACGGATTACTGCGGGGGCGATATCATCTTTGTTGAAGTATTTATTTGTCACGCGATCCCAATGGGGAGGGGTGACATTGAATTGCAGAGAAATAAAACCAGCGTGCATGTACCAGGTGTATAGCGTTTTGAGCTCACCAAAACCTGAGTCATCAATATTTGCCAGCTCAGAACGAATGAAATTAGCGATATCACCGGCCAACAGGTCAATATCGGCGCGCGACATATCCGGGAGGCGGTTATATCTGGCGACCATATTGACCATGCGGGATGCCAGATATTGCATAAGCCGGGTATCAAAATGACCACTAAAAACAGCGGCTGATACGTTGCTATTGATACCCGCGCACTCATATTTTTTTGCGACCAGTTCCAGACGTGGCAATGCCTTTTTGCAGAAGCTGATTAAAAAGGCATTGGCTCGTTGACTGCCCTGATTTTGCTCCAGCACTGTAGCGGTACGATATACATCAAAGCGCACGCACTCAGGCTGGAGAGAAAGCACCTTTCTCGCATGCAGCAAAGCCGCGAACATCCGGTCGCGGCGATACTGTTGCTCATAGGTGAGATATGGGCTGGCTATTGCCGACCGTGGAGCATTCCACGGGTATGCAAACGTATATTTCGTCATGCGATAGCCAACTCCAGTTGAAGCGGAGCCAACCCTTTTGATAGCCAGCTTTCAATCGATGGAGGGGATACGGCCTCAATAGTATTTTTCAGAATGGCGCAACGGCGTTTGAGAATGACGGCTTTAAGTTCATCCTCAGAAAGGTTTTTCGCATAATCGGCGTCGCGAATTGCTTTTGTGAGCTCCGGGTATTTGACTTCGAATTTCGGCACATTACAGGCAAGGTTTGTACTATCGGCAGTCGCCAAAGGATAGTTACCCAAAACCCTACCATCGAGCATGCGGAGCCCGTGCACCTGCGTTGAGAAACTATGTTTGCAGTAAATGGTTTCAAACGCTTCTGACATCCTGCGATGCCAGAGCTGGGTTCTGATGGTTGCGTACTCACCTGACGACCCAAAGCACACACGCGGCCACTCCCGGCAAAGCTCAACCAGACGGTGCAATGATTCATGCAAATGCCAGACTGGCGCAGCTTTGTCTTTGAAACAGCGTGGTAACTTGGCGATAAGTGCGTCATTGTCAGCTTCGCCACCTTCAACCACATCAGGGATAACAAAAAATGACAGCTTGGGATGGTGATAATAAGGAATCAGCCATTGATAGAATTGCTGCCAGTCAATAACAAGGCCACGCTTCCACGCTGAAAAAGCTCCATTATCTATAGCAACAGAGAGGGCGTATTTAATTGATGCAGCTAATTGGTCAGGACGTGCATACGATACAAATGCGCCAGCACCGGTGACCGCAATACGGTGAACGTTACCGGCGTCACCCCATACAGGTGTTCCGTGGTAATGAGTAACGTCTGCCACGCCCTTAACCATATGTTATTTCGCAATCCCAGCATGAAAGGCTGACTCACATACCATCCCCAATCTCTCAATTTCTGAGGCAATGTCATTCAGAGTTTGAAGCTCCGAGTTATGGATGTAGTGATGTGCCAGACCGGAAATAAGCTGGTTAATCTTCGGGTAATAGCCGATGGTGTCGAGCCATTCCTCGCCAGCTTTCTTCCCTGATTGAGCGATTTTCTTTTCATTCAGGATGAATTGATATTGGTCGCTGGTAATAACCCATTTGTCGCCAACTTCGATACGAATACTCATTTAAACGCCCCTGTAATGTTTAGATTTGAGCTCTGCGATTTCCTTACAGGTGACGCATAGCGCAACGCCCAGGATGGCAATGCGGCGTTCCTCCGGGATTGGTGCTTCACATTCTTCGCAGGTAAAACGAGGAGGCGCAGCGATATGGCTG